GTTCTTGACTCTGGTGTATCAATACCTTTAAGTCTAATTCTTTCCTTATGTATCCAAGTATCAAAACCTAAATCTATGTTAACATCAACAGTATCACCGTCAACAACTCTTACTATTTCACATCTATATTCGTACATTATTATTTTCCATTAATATGTGACCAAAGTTGTTCAATAAGGTCATCTTTTAGATATCTTCTATCTAATTCTATTCCGTGTTTACGGCCTAGTGTTTCCAATTCTCTTTTAGTCATTGTTAAAAGTCTTGACTTTTTAATTGGTTTTGGTTTTGGTTTAAATAAATTTGTTATAAAACTAAACATTTTATCTCCTTTAACTTTCTTATTTATTTAAGAACTTTACTAAATCATCATATCCACCTATCCATTTGTCATCTAACCAAATCTGTGGAACTGTTTTAAATCCTTGTTCTACTATGTAACTTTTTGCATCATTATCTTCATCAATATAAATTTTTTCAAAAGGTAAATCTTTTGTTTTCAATAAACTTTCTGCTTTATCACAATATAAACATATTCTTGTACCATAAACTTTATACATTATTTTTCCTCATAAAAGTTTTCCAAACTCTTCTTAGTTTCTTTTTTCTTAGAACTGTTTGCTTTGTAAACTTCTTGACCGTCTTGTGGTAACATATTCTTTTGTAAATAATCCATATATTGATTACCATAATTTGTATCGTCTAAAGGGTTTTGGTCAAAAGTAGCCATCATACTTTTTTCTATTATTTTATGTTTAGTGTGTGTTTGTTTTTTTTCTTTTTGTATTCTACGAATAAATGCATAATATATTATTTGTGTAAAATATGAAAATGGATTCTTTGATTTTTCTGGGTCAAAATTATTTACATATTGTAGACAGTTTTCTATACCATCACCTATCATTTCTTCTTTATATGAATAATTGATAAAGTTAGGTCTAAATGATAAATGTTGTGCAATCTTTAAAAAACACTCACCAATATAATCTGTTACTGGTGGTCTATCTTCCCCTAAAGACTCTGCATCTTTTACCTTTTCTTTCCACTCTGTAATTGCTTCTAAAAATTGTTTATTGTTAACATAATGTTGTTTCTTTGCAGCCAATATTATTTCCTTGTATTAGTTACTTTACCATATTTTATTTTATTGTCAACCATATAAAAAAAATAAATTACCTATTGACAAGATATCTTTTGGGTGTTATACTTGTTCTTGTATTGATTGAAATTAATGTTTTGTATCATCATAATCATAAGGTACATTTTGATATTCATCAATTAATTCTTCCATATCGGATTCTTCTAATGTAGTTGTCTGTTCTTTGACTTCAATACTATCATCACTTATCTTTAATTCATCACCATCTTTATTTTTATACTGTTCAGCATCATTATATCTTCTTAATATATACTCGTAATATTTACATAATCCAATGTTTACTTCATAGTGTAGAACGACTTGAGTTTTTTCTATCGCAAATACTTTATCTTTAGTGAATGTAGCCCACTTACGAAGTGCAAGATTTTCTTCATATTTACCATCTTTTCCCATAGTATTTACCATGCACATCTTCATAGGATATCCTACTTTAAAATATCCATTTTCAGTATTGTGCAACTTACAAATGATTTCATCACCATTTGATAGTTTCATTATTCGGTAACTACTCATTCCACAACCTTAATTTTTCATTTTTAGGTATCCAGGCCTTAGGTGGTTCTTCAAATTTATCTCTTTCTTTTATTTTATTCCAAAATACTTCAAACATCTCTTCTTCAGTTACATCAGATATAAATGTATTATCCAATAATGAACTAATTTTATTCATTAATTGTTCTTTATTATATTCTAACATTCTTTGATAATCCCACATTTCTTTTAAATTTATATAATCTTTCTTTGTTATCATAATTTTATCCTATGTATTGTATAGTCAAACTGTTCTTGGTTGTATATATTTATTCGTTCCATAAAATGTCTAAGTGTAAAATTCTGTTTACTCTTATATGTAAAATCATCTGCAAGATCAAATAACTTACAATTATCTTTATCACTACCTAATCTTAATCCTCTACCTATTGATTGTAATACTCTTATTTTACTTTTAGAGGGTGAAGAAAAAACAATATTATGTAAATTCTTTATGTTAATACCAGTAGAGAATGTTCCATATGATGCAATGATGATTGCATTTTTTGATTGTTCTGTAATTGCACGAATCTCTTCTCTTTTTAATGCATCAACTTCTCCACTAACAAAAAATACTTTTCTATCTTTGTAAGTATCGGATACAAGCTGATGTAAAGGTTTTCCATGTTTCTCTACATATTGATATAATACTAATGTGTTACCATTTAAAGGTTTAACTAATTTATTCACAAAATTTAATCTTTTTTTGTGATTGACAATATAATCTATTTCATCTGCATACTTTAAATCTTTTACTATTTTACACTCATTATCATCATATCCTAATATTAAACTATCTATTTTAAGATTAGATAATGTTTTCTTTTCCATAAGTTCTTTAGTGGATATTACTTTATTAACTGTTCCAAAAACACCTTCTAATACAAGTTTATGAGTTTGTAAATCATCTAATGTTCCAGTAAGACCAAAACGATATTTACATAAATGTAATTTATTCATAATAGATGTAAGTGATTTAGATTTAAATGTATGAGCTTCATCACCTATAACACAACCAAACTGTTCAAAATATTTTTTTGGAAATTTATAGAGTGATTGCCATGTAGATATGACAACATCTTTGCGAACTTTTTTATCGTGCCCTTGATAAATCTTTTGCATATAAGATTCTAACCAACCATAATCTAAGAAATCAGAATACATCTGTTCTACTAAACTTGTTGTTGGAACAATAATTAAAGTTTTAAGATTTTTGTAATGACACCATCTAGTAAGTCCGTATATAATTAACGATTTACCAGATGCAGTAGGACAAACGAAAAGACCACGACATTTTCTGGCACCATAAAGAATACTAGAAATCTGATAATCACGAGCTTTGTATGGAATTTTAAGGTGTTTAATAAATGAAATAATAGTTGATTCATCAATATCCTCTGGTTTTGTATTAAAATCTAATTCGTATCTAATGTCATTTCGTTTACAGAACTCTCTGATGTATGGTAATAATCCCAGATAGATTTGTCCAGTAGCAACTGAATATAATCGTATTTTTCCATCCCATATTTTATTTCTATAACTGGGCATAAATTTTGCACCAGGCACTTCAAAGGTAAAATACTCTGAGAGTTCTCTTGCGATATGTGGTTCTGTTTCAATTCGTATGTATACTTCATTTTTCTTCTCTATTTTCATAAGGTACTTCTTCTTTGTTCAATTCTGGAAAGTCTATGTCTTTTTGTCTGTAAGGTGCATTTTTATCAGCTTCATTTGCAGCCTTTACTTTATCCATATCTTTCGTTGTGTGTGGAAGACCAAGTGCTGGTCTAGAATCAAATTTACAAAAATCACCATATGGGCCGTTTTTGTCTACATAATGTAAAAATACTTGTGTTTGCCACGCACCCTCTGGTGCGTTAAACGCTTCTCTCCAATGTTCTACTTCACACCCACGATAGATTACTCCATCACCAGGCTCCATAGGAATCATCTTACCCTTTGTACCTCTTTCACCATCTTCTGGGCCAACAAACATACCCCAGTTATAATCTTCTTTACCTTTGTAATCATATCCTAAACAACAAGTAATAGATACTTCACAAGATGGTCTGTCTTTATGTCTTTTTAATACATCACCTACTTTGTACAATCTATAATAAGAATAAGTAGGCCACAATTCTAAACCAGTAGATTGTTCTATTTTCTTTCTACCAAAATTCAAAAGTGTTTCCATAAGTGGGTCACCATAAACACTATGACTGCCTGGAATCTGAGCACTTTCTGCTTCTGGTTGAAACATTCTTGCTCTGTCGTAATGAGAATATTGAGTTGCTACCTTTGCAATATCTTTAGGTATCATCTCTTTTATGAGAACATACTTTTTTTCTTTAAAAAATTTTGTTGTATCTATCATTTGAACATCTTTCCTAAATTCCATATTACTAATGAGTATCTAGTACCCTCTGTAACTGGAGTTACCAAGTGGTGTATGAATGATGGAAATACTATGATAGAACCTCTTGGTCTTATTTCCGTACAAGTATGATATCTTTTATTACCCATATGAGGCCCTAAATCAAATTTTAGATTACCACCTTTGTAATTTTTTGGATTGGTTAAATTTACCGTAACGGATAATTTTCTAGTCTTCCAGAACTGATTTGGATTATCTACAAAACCAGGCGCTGGAATGTATCTTGGTAAACCTTCAAATTTTCCGTCTCTATATGTTTTATCAAACTTTATTTCTTTACCAGTATCGTCTTTTGCAATCATATAGTTACCGTCATTGTCTTTTCTTCTTTGTTCTTTTACTGTTGGGTCAAATGGTATATATGGTCTTGAACCACCATCAGTATGCCACGAATAAAACTGGCCTGGATTGTATACTGTAAACTGACAAGTTTCAGAAAAATCCCATTCATAATTCCAATTTGCTTTTTGATTTGCTTCTCGTATAAATGGGTGTATTAAATCATATATCCATTTATCTGCTAACCACCCAACCTTAGTATCTCTAACATAAACATCTTCTTCTTTAATGCCTTTTTTTCTTCTACCTTGTGCAGTCAAATGATTTTGTGCGATATTACCAGCATTAGATGTTTCACCACCTTTTTGTCTAAAATCAAAAGTGGTAGCATCAGTTGCATTTTTACCTCTTTTTTGTTCTGTGAGAGTCATATCAGACAACCCTCTTTCTATAATTGCATTGCATTGTTGGTCATTTAATGCACCTATGAAATAATAGTAACTATTTTCACATATACTCATATTATCTCCCTTATATCACCTTCGTTAGTAATATATGTTTTTTTGTTTTTTTTTATCTTAAATTTAGAGTTCTTTGGTAATTTTCTTGTTTCCAAAGTTTCATACATATACTCTTTAAATAATTTTGCACCTTTGAAACCGTGTTCTGGAGGATAAAGGTTGTCTTCGTTTTTCATAAACATTAAACAGAGTTTTGCAACATCTTCCATTTTTACTGGTAAGTCATTATAAAATATTAAAACATCATTAGGTTTTTTTCTTCCTTTTACAAACCTAAACTTACTCATAATGCACCCTCTGTATATTTAATCCAAGTTGTTATATTTCTTAATTGAAATCCTCTACTGTGTAAGTTTTTTACTATATGTTCCAAGTAACTAGAAACAACTTTAAGATAATCTAGTTTAGATTGTAGTCTAACCATATCTTCATCTGATTCTAAGTATGTTGGAATGTCTTGTCTAAGAATTTTTAACTCAAATGGTTTCTCTGATTTACCAGAGTAGTATTCCCATTTTTGTTTTTTTAATATTTTCATATCAGTTTCAGCTTTACTTAACATAAGTCTAAAATTAGTATAAAGTTTTAAATATTTATTAAGTAATGCTGGACTTCTAGTCTCTTCTAAATTGATGTTAGTTTCATCAATCTTAGAATCTTTATCAAACATTTCTTGTATTTTTGTTAAATCCATACGATATTATATACCATAATTAAAAAGTTGTCAAGTCTTATAACGGTTCAAATTTAAATAATTGATATTGAAAAGTTGCAGTTGCACTCATATATTGAGTATCTGATTGGTCATTTACATATTGTAATGCAGAAAGTGATACTGGATATACATTTGAAAAGTTAACATTTAATACTGGGTTGTTCTTATTAGATAATATTGTTAATGTTGCATCTGAATACATTGCACCGTCTGGTGTTCTAGGTTTAGGTGTATCTGATGGTGCATTTGTTTTAGACTGAGATGTAGGAAATTGGTCTACATTTTCTTGTCTAAAACTTTTGAACTGAGCTCTATCTTCTGGAAATCCAATCGCCATAATCCAATTAAAAAGTTCTTGATAGTTTTGCAATTTTTCATCTACTAAAAAACTTATTTCAAGATTTTCAAATGTTACTTTATCTGGTAAAACTGGAATATCTTTGAATGGTGTAGGAAATATTGCATCACCCATATTGACGCCAGGTATATTACACGCAGTAGTAAAGAATTGTACTTTTGGTAATTGTATAATAGAGAATCTATACTGACTCGGTGCAGAATAGTCTATTTCTTCTGGTTGTCTTGTGAGTGCATTTATATCTGTCATACTATTATTTATATGACATAAAAACTACTTTGATTTGTTAGTTTTATTAATCACTACGACAGACTTCTCTCCATATAACTGAGGTGCAAACTTCACATTGGGTAAGGTTTTGTTTTCTACTAACTTTGATAATATCTTTGCACCTTTTATAATAATATCAGCATTATCCTCAAAAAAGGTACACTTTTCTTCTCTTATTTTCAATAACTTTGACTTTTGACCTTCATTAGTAATCTTTGCAAGGATAGTTACATTCTCATACTTTTCTGGAATATGTAATAACCTACCATTTTTATCATAAGTGCAATTCTGAACGAGTTCTGTCAAAAACTTCATCATAAAACGAAATTCATAATCTTTCTCCTTTACTTTCTCAAACTGAACTGCCTTTACATATTCATCATCATTATTAATCTCATAAGTCTCTTTCAACTCTGTCCACTTCTTCTTTACTAAAGGATAAACAATTCCCTTCTTTTCACCCAAGTTTGCAAGAATTTTTGGAAGTAGTAAATAAATCTCCGATTGAGTACACTCTTGGTCTTTCAATGCATTTTCAATCGCTTTTGTTTTCTTCTCAATACCCTCTTTACTATTATCAGACTTGTTAAATTCAATCTCACCATCAAGAATCATCTGTGTGGTTATTCCAATAATATCTTGTTCATCTCTATCATTCTGTACAAAATCTGCATTTTTCTTATTTTCAACAGACTTCCAAATTCTCTTCCAGTAATTTGCACTACTTCCATTCTCAGAGACAAAAGTTACGATTACAAAATATCCATCAAGATACCCTTCATTTGACATTGCAGAACTCCTATGCCACCCAGTAACCAATTCATACATTGGGTTTCCATCTTCGTGAAATTCACCAGTTGCTATCAAAGTGGGGCCTCCCCATACCTTTGGTGCATAAGTTCCATCTTGCATTTTCTTCTGAAATTTACCGATAGTGGTTTGAGTATCACTCAAGTCGTGTCTTACATCGTTAACATAATTTTCGTTATCTAATCCCTTAATATACTTTAAAGGTAGATTATCAATTATACCAATAATCTTCATACCCTTTGACTTAGGTAAGATTTCATTTAATTCTGGAGTTCTTCTTATTGTTGGAGTAAATGGTGCTGACATTATTTAACCTCTTTCTTTCTTGATTATATTATTATACTTTGTTTTAAAAACATTGTCAAGTGTTTATGCAATTACTTTATTTAAATTATCTTTTTCAAACTGTGTGTACCAATCATAAAACATATGTTTCAAGGGAAATCCACCTTTGACATTTCTACCATTTTTGTTTAACCATTTATATGAATCATACTTATCAATAGCAAGTTCTGTTATTCTTATCTGTTTATTTGACCAAGAATACTTTAATTCACCATTTTGTGCTGAAGTTACCTCTACTACATTACGCAGTGTCCTACACACATTTACAAACTCTTGAGTATCTTTGACTAACTCTCTATTGTTATCCATCATAGCACGAAACGCTATCCTCGCAACTTGAAAATGGTCTTTAGTAGGTTTTATTTTAAAGTTTGCTTTATTAAAATTTGCATCATTAGTGATGTAACCACTTATAATTGCACCTTCTTTAAAAATAGTGTTGTAAAAATCTTCACAATAAATCACTTTCCACGAGTGTGGTAATTTATCCCATTTATCATAAAGTTTCGCAGACAATATATTAAACTGAAATGTAAGAGCGTGTTGTTCCCACTTATCTTTACTTAAATTTTCTTCTGAAAACAAATCAATCATTTTTTCTATCTTTCTTCATTGTTAAAATTATATTTTACCTTGTTTTAATAACAATGTCAACCCTTTTTTACAAAAAAATTAAGCCCAAAAAAAAAGGGGAGCGAACTCCCCTTTTTCGTGGTGTGGTAGATTGTAGTTATTACATTAAGTTAGCGACTTTAACTCTTCTGTAATATTGGTTAGTTTCTTTAGTAAATGCAGTATTTGAAGAACCAGCATCGTTATTATCTGCTAACGCACCAGCGTCTACAGCGAATGGGTTATCAATCATACCGTATCTAGTTTTAAAACCAATTTTTGGTTGGAAAGTTTGTTCACCAACTGCTCTCACCATTTGTAGTGGAACATATGGGCAATAGAAAGTACCAGCATCATAAGGTGAAGTACCTTT